CCAGGTTTATATACTTCTCGATCCGGCCTTTAGCCATTTCGATATAGTACGACTTATCGAGATCGTCCACGGTTAGGACGTTCTCATTATCGATAAATGTATGATCCGGACACTCCGGGACGGTCGACTCACTCCATACCGGAGGATCTACCGGCGTACTTATCATTTTTCCGGTAGCCTTATCCTTAGTCCGTTTTTCGGTAATCCACTTACCCTTAACGACCTGACCGTATTTCGGATCGCGTACCGCGTATATCCGGTTTACCTTTTGGATCTCCTCCCGTACGCCGTTAACGTAATGGAAAGATCCCTCGAAAGTACCGCCGGTTTTTACGATCTGCTGAAACTTAAAAATATCGGTCTCGCCGTTAATCGTATCCTCAGGAGAGACGCCCTTAACCAAATAATCGACTACGGCCTTATGGATAATCTGTAAACTATTGGTCTTAAAGTTTCCGCCCTTATACAGGGAGACGAAACCGCCCTTAGTCTTAAATTTTCCGTCCGGCATGATACCGATATAGTTATTAACGTCTTTCTGTATGACCTTAGCGAAATCGTCGCGCTCCATTTCGAAACCGGTTATCTTACTCCATTCCGCCACGATCTGAGACGCTAGGTCGTCCTCAGAGCGGTTAATATAGAACATGATACCGTCAGTATTGATATTGATAAAATCGATCGTCGCGCACCGCTGAGCGAGCATAACGATAAGCTGAGTCATAGCTAATTGATTGGTTATACAAACGGATCGACCGGCTCGCCGATCCGCGAGGTCGTTATAGAGATTCAACATAGCGCCGTAAACCGTGTTAATAACGAGCTTAAGCGCCGACTGTTTACTGTTAGCCTCCTGGTACTCGGCGATCTCGTCGGCGGTCTTTTTGTCGCAATCCTTAAGGATCTCCTCGAGACGCTTATACCAATCGTCGCCGAATTGATTAGCGAGTTTCTTAGCGATCGTACCGGCGGTCTTTTTGTAGTTAAGTCGTAGCTCGACCAACTTCTTATAAGCGTCCGGATCCTCCATAGACCGCGAGCAATAGCCGAAATTTATCATACTGTTAGGATACAGGCTCGCGACGTCGTAATTAACGATCAGCCGGTCGCCGGTAGCCTCAGCGATAAAGGCCGGTTTCGCGCCATGTACGCCGCCCCAGGCGTAAGTAACAGGACAACGCCCGGCGGACGTCTCGATCCAACATTTGAACGTTTCGCCCTTAGATCCCTGTTTACCGGTACCAAAGAGTTTAGTATCCGGGATACTGAGGTCGCGGATCTGCATAAAGAAAGAGAGGATCGGCTCGGGGATAAGATTAGGATCCAGGCAATCCGGGAGGTGATAATCTCGCTCGTCGGTACGCTTAACGCCTTTAGCGTTTAGGACTCGAGCGGATAATTTCGCGTTAGTCTGACCGAGGGCCTCGTCCTCCGGGACGCCGTAAATATTGCCGACGACCTTTTTACTCGTGAGGTAATCCTCTCGCGCCCTGTAAAGCCGGACGGTCGCGTCGACGTCATTCTTACAATATCGGATAACCTCGTCTAACTCCTCAGGAGTAAGAGGTCGGTCGATATCGAAAGAGACGGACGACTCGACGATCGGGAGGTTAAGATTTCCCTCGATCGCCTTAAGGCTAAGCTGTTTATCCGCGATATCGTCCTTTAGATCGAAAGATCGGAAAGGTTTTTTCTTAAATTGGATAAACGGAAACGCCCAGGGATCGCCCTTTTTACCGATAATAAAATCGTTATGACGCTTAACCTCGATATTAGAGCCGCCTAACAACATGGTAAGGACGACCCAATCGTCGTAATGCTTATTATTGAAACCTCCGATAAGGATATCCTCTCGATCGAGAAACGCCCTCAAATGGTAGTTATCGTTATGTATAACGATATGATTATTTTCGGCGCTCGGATCCCGAAAGACTACGATCCAATCGTACGCGAAAACCTCGATATCATAGATATAGATCGTCATTTCTCGCCCCCGTTCTCCTTGTAAACGGTAAGGCTAAACTCGATCCGAGCGAGATTAGGAGTCTTATATCGGTAGTCGTGCCGGATATGCAAATACTCCTCAAACGAGACCGTCTTAAAATAATTCGGTTGATTACAGTACGACGCGTAATCGATATAAAACTTTTCGTACTCGGATCCCCAGGTATTAGCGTCTCGCATTACATAAGGTTTACACTCGTGATCGCGACACCATTCGACGCGCCGGATTAACTCGGAGATATTCATACCGTCAGCGTGATAAATGTAAAATTTAAGTCGCCACGGTTTCGAGATATACTTTTTCATTAGTACGATTTTCTTATTAAGGAGCGGCTCGTACTTAGGATCGTCGAAAGCGAAAATATAATCGCCCATGTAATTTAGCGTAGATAGCGCCTTAAGGTTTTCGTCGTTAACTAGGCGGAAGTCTAAACCCTGGTTAAACTCGCACCTTTGACGGCGATCTATTAGCCATTGGAATACGTCCATATGACCGGGATAGGCGAGGATATTATTATCGAGGAAACTTACTTTCTTATGCTTTACGATATCCTCGACTCGGTTATAAACCGTCAGCTTACCCTCGTATTTAGGTACCTTACAAAACCAACAATTACGAATACAGCCTCGGGTAATAAAGCCGTAACTCGTATCCTCCTCAGGAAAGTAATAAGGCTCGGTACTCTCGATCTCCGGCGGTAATTTCGCCTCGGGATTATTGGATCCAATACCTCCGATAAAAACACGATCGCAACCGGTAACGGTAACTCGATCCTTATTGATCTCGAAAATATTAGAGACGTAAACCTCGTCGTAACCTGAGGCGTCGATCTCTTTCCGGCGCTTATGAGGATAGGCGGAAAACCGGAGATCGATCATTTCGACGTCGTGATCTCGTCGGAAATAGTTATACATTTTCCGTAAAGCCATATTCCAACGACTATCGACGTTGACTAAAAGTATTCGCACGATTGAGACTCTCCTTTCTAAGGCGATCCGAGATAGTATTTCCTCGCTCGTCGAGGCATACTTCGCAGATATCGCCGACGTGTTTATCCGGCATGATACAGCCGCACTCGATACAATATTTCATAAAAGAGCCTCCTAGTTTATTAAATAAACGTCGTGGTATTGGATACCCCACTCTAACGCGGCCTCGTGACTCTCGAAAAAGATATCGATCCGATTACCTTTAATCGCGCCGCCGATATCCTCGGCGTAATACGAGACGCCGTTAATCTCGACGTACGAGCCTAAAGGGATAACCTCAGGATCGACCGCGATCGTACTATTTTCCGTCGCTACGGATCCGGTATAAGTGATACCGTCCGCCCAGGCGCCGCAACATTTCGGACACGGACAATAAGCCGTAATCTTAAACTCACCGAGCGGAGTAAGCGTAATCGCCGGAGTTACGTATACGACCTCCTCGACCGGCTCCTCAGGAGCGGATCTTTTGATCTCTACCGGCGGAGGAGCGGTCTCGATAACCTCCGTATCGTCGATAAACGCGACCGTCTCGCGGTACAGATACACGGATAAACAAACGGCGATAATAGCCGAAACGATCATAATCACGAGAGCCGGATCGACTCTAAATTTTCTCGTTTTCGTACTAATACCTCCTTTGTTATCGAAATTGCGTAAACTCGATTAAAAAAATTATTGGTAGCTCCTCCGGTATCCCTCCATATAGCGAGTAAAGAGCGCCTCGGAGAAATCGGAGTAACCGGCTAAGGCTCGATAAATATCGACCTCGACCGTCCCTCGCGTGAGTAGGTGAATATATGAGCATTTCTCTTTTTGCCCGGATCTATGGATACGGTCGCGAGACTGTTCCAATATGTTAGAGCTAAGAGTCGGCTCATAATAAATAATCGTATCGCTCGCAAAAAGATCGATACCGGCGTTAGCGGTCTTATACTGACACACGATAACGCGGATCCGCTTATCGCTCTGAAATTTCCGCCAAATGGTTTTATCCTTTTGCGCTCCGTCCAGGGTTACAAAGCGGATTTTCATTTTACGGAGTAGCTCCGAGATCTTAGCGATCGAATGAGTAAACTCGGCGAATATTACGACTTTTTTATCGTCCGGATATCCCTCGAGGATCTCCTCTAATACGCTTAGCTTTTCGGACTTAAGCTCGAGTAACTGATCGGCGCCGTCCTCGTCGATATAGGTAAGATATCCGCTCGATAATTGTCTGAGCTTTACCAGGCGGCTAAGCGGATTTTCCGCGAGGATCTCGTACTCGAGGATCGCGGACTCGGTCGCCAATTTCTTATAGAGCTTTTTCTCGAGGAGATCGACCTTAATAACCTCGTCCGGTAGCTTTTCGGGAAGATCCAAACAATCGACCTTTTTAACTCGGTAACTATGCTCGTTTATGATCTCCTGTAATTCCTTTACGTGGATATAGCTACTCGGCTTATGGTACATATTGAGGATACAATATCGATCCTGGAATTTCTGATAGCTACCGCCGAAAATGTTAGAGCATACGCGCCCTCGATCAAGGTAAGGATCCAGGAAAGTATATAGCGAGAAAATATTCTCTAACTGACCGTTACCGATCGGAGTACCGGTAAGGATATACCGGTAATCGGCTTTACAGGCCAATTTAAGAAGAAACTTAGACCTCTGACTCGAGCGGTTTTTAATCGCGTGAGCCTCGTCCAGGATAATACAGCCGTATTTCCTGTTATACGGAGACTTATCTCCGCCTCTCCAAACCTTTTCGTAGTTTATGAGAGTAATACCGTCTCGGAGGATATCGCGGTCTAAGGCGTCGAAAAGCTCGATATCTCGCTCCCAGGCGCCGAGAGCCGACTTAGGGCCGACGACTAGCGCGTTATCTATGGATCCGGATCTTAATAGGTCTAAGATTCTGAAAAGTGAGGGTATAGTTTTACCGGTACCCTGTTCCATAAAGAGAGCGAAAAAGTCGTTAGATCTCATATACGAGAGCGCGATCTCCTGGTGACGATATAACTTAATCATGGTCGGACTCGTCGAAAATGGTATTAGCGAGATCTCTCATCGAATGAATAGCGGAAATCGCAACGGGTAAAGATTGATCGAGCGTCATTTTTCCGTTAACACTCTCGCTGACGTTCACAGGACTACACCCGTCCCACAGGTTAACGATAAACTCGTCCTTAGTCATAACGACGGAGTCCTGAGACCCGAATAGCTTTCGACCGATATCCGCGCCGACCATTAAGCCGGTCATACCGAGCATAATATCACCGCGACGAGCGGCGAAATGACTCGTAACCTGAGCGACCGCCTCTCTAAATTCCGCCTCGGTAATCCGCTTAGCTCCCTCCGGGATCTCGCTCTCCTGAGGCTTAACCTCGACCTTATCCAGGTTATTAACGGGTACCTTAATGGTACTACCGTCCTCCAATTCCACGATAGCGACGGGGACGGTCAGAGTCTCAAAGATCCGAGTCACCTTACCGGTACGATCTTTGAACAAATCGAGATAACTCTCGCAAGATACGACCTTAACCAGGTCATTAACCTTAATAGCGCTCATTTCTATACCTCCAAAATTAAAAATCCGCTCCGGTCAATCTGAGACCGAAATAACCGACTCCCGATACACCGAGACCGGTAAGACCTCGGACGAGGATCTCGTTAAAGCCGATCAGATCGAGATCGGAGGATCCGGCCGCTCCGAGAATAATCACAAACCCGGCGACCATACAGAGACCAAAGAAAACGTTTTTCATACTCGTACCTCTTTCTTACTAGAAACGTATGTATTAAGAGTCTTTCCTGACTTTTGGTTTACGCTATGGATAAATCGATATAGCGGCTCGACGTCCGCCATATGTACGACGTGGCCTCGAATATCGGGAGGTCGAGACCCGTCTTTTAATACATGGTAGACCGCCATTGTTTAACCTGCCTCCTCGACGAAACTCTCGAAAAGTTCCTCGAGGGACAGGTTAGACCTGACGATCCGCTTAAAGGCTTTCGCCTCGTTCAAAGTCATAGGATATTTTTCGTTGAGTTTCTGAGATAGGGTAGCAACTGTAACGCCCTTGTCGCCCAGGTTAGGAGCGACGTCCGCCAAAGTTAAACCGGCGCGTACCATTTCGGCTCTAGCGTTTCTATACATTATCGACCGTCTCCTTTCTTACAAGATTATTTGCATTTACTCAATTTCGTAAATACACTTGCCATTATAGTTATAAAATTGGAAATGTCAATACATTTTTACGAATTTGCGTAAATTCTTTTTTTCAATATAAAATGAATATCGAAATCTCGCAACAATTTTTATATGGAAACATGGGTAAATAATAGTAATTTTATCGAAATATCGAAAATAATTGTTGAAATATCGAAAACAGAGGAGTAAGATAAAAACAGGAAAGGAGGTCGTAGCTTATGACCATAGAGGATCAGTTAAAAAACTTAATCCTTATGCGGTATCGTAGTATCCGAGAGTTTACGATCGCCGTCGATATGCCTTATACGACGATCGATAGTATCTTTCGGCGAGGAGTCGGTAACTCGAGCGTCACTAACGTTATAAAAATCTGTAAAGAGTTAGGGATCAGCGCGGACGAGTTAGCCGACGGAAAAATCGTACCTATAATCCAAAAGTTACCGGGACGAGTCGGAGACTCTCACGAGATCCGCGAGTACCTGGATCGATTGAAAACGGAATTGGCCTATATGGAGGATCCAACTCTCGACGGCGAGCCGGTCGATCGAGATACCGTCCTAGCAATCGCCCAGGGTATCGACGTATCGTACGAAACGATAAAGCGGTATAACAAAAACCATAACAAAAACGTTAACAAAAACTAACGACCGTAACAAAAACCCGTTTGTGTTTTTACGAGACGTAACAAAAAGCGTAACAAAAACTCAGGACGTTTTTCAATTCTGTTATGATTCTGTTACGCGTGAAACCCTTGCGGCTCTAAGGTTTTTTACCTTTTTATAACATAATCTATATTTTTTCTAACTCTTAAGGAAAATATATAGATATAGAGATATATAGAGATAAAGAACATAGAAAAATAATACTGTATAGAGTTTGAAAAGTTTTTGTTATTTTGTTATGAGACGAAAAAAAAACCGCCTCGACAATGAAATCGAGACGGTTACTCGCATAACCCTCGGGAGGATTATAGCAAGCTGACAATTTGATTATAACATACCTCCCGAAATAAAAAAGGAGGTTTTTGTAAATGAAAGTAATTATTTACGTCCGCGTTAGTACGGCGGATCAGGCGAAAGAGGGACACTCGATCCCGGAGCAACTAGACCGATTAAAAAAATATTGTGAGGCTATGGATTGGACGATCGTCGAGACGTTTATCGACCCTGGATTTTCCGGAGGTAGCTTAGACCGCCCCGGCCTTAAGGATATGATTAAATTTATTAAGGCGGAGAAAGTCGATAAGGTCGTCGTCTACAAATTGGATCGTCTGAGTCGATCCCAAAAAGATACGTTATATTTGATCGAGGACGTATTCCTAAATAATAATACCGATTTCGTCTCTATGAATGAAAATTTTGATACATCTACTCCATTCGGTCGAGCTATGATCGGTATCCTAGCCGTATTCGCTCAATTAGAGCGCGAGCAAATTAAAGAGCGTATGACTATGGGTAGAGAGGCGCGAGCTAAACAGGGATATTATACGGGTAGCTCGGAGTATTCTCCGATCGGATACGACTATATAAACGGCGAGCTAGTAATTAACGAATACGAGAAAATGCTAGTTAACGAGGTTTTCGATCTGTTCTTAAAAGGTACGGCGATTAACACGATCTGTAATACATTAAACGAGAAAGGCCTTACTCACCATTACGGCGAGTGGACTAATTACACTATGGGCCGCTTATTGAGAAATCGCCACTATATCGGCGAGGTAAGATTCGCGGATAATTGGTATCCAGGTCGACACGAGCCGATCGTAAATATAGACGTTTTCGAAAAGGCCCAGGTCTTACTAAAGTATCGCGAGGATAATAAGAAATCCGATAATAAACATACGTCGTATTTAGGCGGTTTCATTTGGTGTAAAAATTGCGGCGCGAGATATCATTCTCAATTTTGGTATAGACCGGATCTAGGTACAAAACAACGCACGTATATGTGCTACTCTCGTAGTAAAAAAATGAAAAGAATGATCGTGGATCCGACTTGTAAAAACAAAAACTATAAATCTCACGAGTTAGAACAAATCGTATTCGACGAGATCCGTAAATTATCCCTGGATCCGAATTACTTAGACGAGGTAAAAAACGCTTTTGTAAAAGACGACGACTCGGACGATAAAGTCTCTTTATTGAAACAAGAGATCGCCGAGCTAAGCGATCAGATCTCTAACTTTATGGATCTGTATTCTATTAGACGATTAACGTTATCCGAGGTCGATAGCAAAATCGAGCCGCTAGCAGATAGACGCGCCAAATTGGAGGAGGAGTTAGATCGATTAACAGAGGATCAGAACGAGAATAACTTAAGCGATTCGGAAGTTATTCGCCTGGTAAACTCTTTCGGAGATATTTTAGATAACGGTACTCTCGAGGAGGCGCGATACACGATATCGACGCTAATTAAGAAAATCGAGATCGACGGAGACGATATTACGATACATTGGAATTTCAGCTAAACCCTTAAGGCTCTAGGTTTCTAGGGCCTTTTTTATTTTCTACCCAATAAGCACAGCTACTATGATCGCTGAGAAAAACGGCGAAAAGGCCCTGGTTATGACCCTGATCCAGGACGGCAACTCCGCCACCGGCATAACCGCCAATGGTAAAAAATTCGTTTGGACGATCAATTTCGGTTACTCCATTCGTTCCCGTTATTGCGGATCCCTCTATATCGAGGGTATCGGTACCGTCTTTACAAGCGGTACAGTCGCTAAGGCTTTTGAGTACATTCTCAATAATTAACAGAAACCCACCCCGGAGGTTACGAGGGTAGAAAGGTACGGATATGAATAAGGTTAGACGTAAAGAAATCGCTCGGGCGATCGAGTTAATGGATCAGGCTCGCGAAATCTTAGAGGCCGTGAGAGACGAGGAGCAAGAGGCTTTCGACAATATGCCGGAGAGTATCCAATGCTCCGAGCGTGGCGAGACTATGGAGGAATATATTTATACTATCGAGAACGCCCTGGAAAACCTGGATACCGACGATCTGCAAGAAATCGTCGACAGCTAATTAGTAAGGAGTAAACTTATGAAAGCTAAAGTAACCGCCGTAATCAAAAATAGTCCCGTATTTCCAGTCGATACGTTTACGGCCGAGGCGATCGTAGAGTTTCCGGACGACGAGAACGTTTTCGGGAGAGCCTTAACCGCTAGACGACATTTTAGAGAGCGGTACGGCGAGGCGATCGACCTTACGATTAAAACCGTCGAATACATTTGAGGAGGTAACAGTATGACTAACTTAAAGAGGATCCGCGAGACTCGCGGCCTTAGTCAGGCCAAACTCGCCGAGGCGAGCGGCGTTAGCGTTCGTATGATCCAACATTACGAGCAAGGCGTTAAGGATATTAACTCCGCCGCCGCGCTGACCGTTTCCAAACTCGCCCAGGCGCTCAGCGTTACGGTCGAGGATCTATTAGAAAAAGCCGAATAACGAAAAAGAGGCCGAGGAGTATATCTCCCCGGCCTTTTAATTTGCTCTCCTGAGCCTCTCAGAGGCCCGTAGAGCGATTTATTTAGTTTATCCGATAACTTACCCTACCACGCATAAACGCGCCTGAGAGCGCTCTATACGCGCTTAGTATAAGAGAGCTTGATCCAACCGGCGCCGCTTTTCAGCTTACCCCAACCGTTAGACTCGCTAACGATCGTATAGACCTCGTCCTTTTTTACGACCGTCGCGATCCGGTAGTTAGTACCCGGGCCTTTTCGGACGTTCAGCAGAGACGCGGTAATCTTAACCAGGTAAGCGGACTCCTCAGGACGTACCGGCTCGGCGCCGAGTCTCTTATTAACCTCCTCGGCGATATACGGAAATTTACTCTCGAGGTAAGGCCCCGGACAATTCGTATTAGCAAACCATTTATGCATAGTCAAATTGCCGGACTTGTCGCCGGTAAAATTCAGACGAGGGATCCCGTTACGCTTACAGATATCGACGCAAAGCTCGATAGTCTTTTCGAGCGCCTTGTCGCTGACGTGCCAATCAGGAGCGCCTCCGTCGTTAGCGACCTCGATCGTAACGGCCCGATTATCGTTACCGGCGTTACTGCTAGTCCATGCTCGATTAGCCTCGTCGACATACAGACCGACGCGGCCGTCGGATCCGACGCCATAGTTAGAGCTTGCTTTCCTGGACTTAGGCGCGAATACGTTACCGCACGTCTCGACGCTCAGATTACCGGCCATATGGTGAATAGTAATCTTGTCGATCTTATGGTTTCTCGGGTTAGTGCTATTCGGAGAAATCTTAGTATAGTTAACCAATTTGCTATTACTCATAATATTACCTCCTCAAAAATAGAAAATCCCCCGGCGCGGAGCCGAGGGATTTCGTTTATTACTTAGAGTGTTTTAACTGATCGAGTACCTTATCCGCCTCGATCGCGTTCTGAGTGAAAGAGTTATTTTTCCACCAGGCCCAAACGGACGCGCCGACGGTAGCTACCAGGGTTACGACCTGGTAAACCTGATCCTCGGTTACGGGGAAAATCTCCTTACCGGCGATCGCTAAGATCTGATTAGCGAGAGCGATAAATAATACGATAGTTCTCGCGATAGTTTCAGCCTTTACGGTATTCATGGTTTCAGATCCTCCTTTTCCGTAGGTAATTCCATAAATTTAGCGTGGAGACTATCCATAACGCCGTTAACGCCTAGGTTATGGTATTGAGTCCACATATTTTCGAAATTCTCTCGAGCGTAAATAGGCGCGTACCCTTTATCGCTATACTTATCGTATTTCTCGATAAGGCGATCTCTGAGTAGCGCCTGTACGCCCAAACAAACGGCCTCGGTTTTCTTTTCGTTAGCCTTAAGGCGACCGTAAATATATCGCCACGCGGTTAACAGAATACCGGAGCCGAAAAGTAACGAAATCCAATCTCTCGCGGTCATATGCTTACCTCCTTTACGCTGTTCTCCGCCATACGGAAACCTGGATATAAGGCGGCATATTGTTATGCGGCTGACTACCGCCCGAGAGCATAGTACCGCTCGTATAATATTTACTCGTAGTATCCGCACCGTTAGACGTGCTGACGAGAGCGGTATACGAGTCGAGAGCCGATCCGGCTCCGTCGGTCGATTTATACGCGCCGACGTTATGTTTATGCCGAGGCATTTCGTTAACGGTTAAGGTATGAGTCTCCTCGCCACCCGTAACGCCGATCGTATCGCTCGCGGTCGAGGCCCATAAAAACGCGTTTTCGATCCGCGCCCATGTTCCGCCGAATAAGGTACCCGGGTTAACATGGTTATAAGAGAGGTAAATACTACCGACGGGATAAATCGCGTCGAAAATCGTACCTCTCACCTTACCGATAAACTCGACGTCGAGAGCGATCTCGAGCGTATTAGGAGTTTCGCATACCTTACCGAAACTCATTCCGGTACCGGAGGCATGATAGTCCACTAGCGTAAACGCCGTAGGTACGTCCGAGTCGAAAGAGATCTCGGTAAAGTAATCGGATACCGTTAATCTGAAATCGTAAGACTCGTCGCCGCTAAAAACGGTAGACGGGATATAAGTCGTATTAACGGAGTAATCCGATCCGCTCGTAAGAGTGGTAAAATTGGCGGCGTCTTTTAATTTATACGCGAGAGTATAAGACTTATCGTTTTTATTGCCGAGAGTCGTAATATCAAACGCGTAAGTTAATTTAACGTACTCGCCCTCGTCGTTAAGCGTACCGTACCGATCGCACCGCTGAGCGGTAAACGCCGTAATACTAGGGTTAGAGTACGCGAGGACGGTTACGTTTACGGTACTCGTCGCCGTCCGACCTCGAGAGTCGGTTACGGTAACGTTTACCGCGACGGATCCGCTAATCGTGATCGCGTCGCTCGTGATCGTGCTACCGCTATAAGTCTTACCCATAATCTTAACCGAGTAACTTTTAATCGTACTCGAGTAAGATCCGGAGGCGGTCGTTACGACCTTTAATTTAGATCGACCTTGCACATACGCGCCGAATTTACTCGCGAGGCCGCTAGTCGCCTCGGATATGGCGATATCATTTACGACCGGCTTTACAGAGGCCGGGACGTTTAACGTTATAGCTAAGGTTTTACGACCAATCTCGGACGATCCGTTATACGTGATACACGTAATAACACAGGCGCCCGAGGTACTGTTAGGGATATTGTCCGCGAGCGTTAACGGGATCGTCCACGCCTGAGAGGTCGCAACGCCCGAGGCGATCGTAGTCGTTACGCCGCCCCAGGTAAACGTTAACTTATGAGTAAACGCCGTGGATCCTCGGGTAATGGTAAAAGTAACCGCCGTACCCATATCCGCCGAGGTCTTATTTACCGAAAAGGTAGAGACACGAGGGATATTCGTTAACGCGAGAGATCCGCTCGCCGTGCCGGTACCGATATAAGTACCTGACCAGGTAATCGCAAACTCCAACGTAAAGCTAAAGGAAATAGTCTTTTTACCGTCGGAATTGTGAGTAATGGTTTTAGTACCGCTTGCGATCGTCTTAGTACCGCTACCGCCGATCGTAGTAGATCCCGAGGCGACGGTCGCTCCGTTAAGGACAACGGAGTAACTCTTAGCCGCGCTCGAGGTAATGCTATAAGGTCGATATAATTTCAAATCCCAGGAGACGACCGAGGAGTTACTATTTACGTCGTAACTAACCTCCGTAACGGTTAACACGGCGTACGGATTATTTGCGATCCCGGGATTATAGGTACACGTCGCCATGTAATCACCTTACTTTCTTAAAAGAGAGATTTCCGTTAGCTCTAGGGATAAAGCCGAAATTACCGATAACAATACTATCGAGGATCTCGGCGTTAGTGATATAGAGCTTATTATCGCTAATATAAGCGACCTCGATCGTATCGTTATACAGGAAAGAGATACGACCGTTAGAGATTTTGGTCGTTAAGAGCGCTCCGAGTTCACCGAGGATAATATTACCGTCGACCAGGCGGATATATTTAGAAGTTTCGTCCAGGATCCGGACGATCTCCTCGTTTTCGTTAGTAATACGCTCGTTTACAGTATCGAAACGGACGTTAACCTCCTCGGCCGTCTGAGTGATCGAGAGAGCGGTCTCCTCGCGTACGGTCTCTAAATCAGAAACCTTAACGTACTCCTCTAACATAGTCCGGACGGTTTCCTCCGAGGTTTCGATCGACTCGTTAATATAGGTTAACGTATCGTTTAAGACCTGGTTAGTAATCTGATTACTAGACTCCGATACCTCTCGGATAACGACGTCGACGCGGTTAGCCGCGCTCTTACTCGTCTCCGCCTGACTACCTAAGTAACTACCCTTTTCGAGGCCTAAGGTAATCGTACAGTCGGACGGATTAGTTAAATCCATACTGTACGCGGTTAAGAGGATCCGCTCGTCGATACCGTGAGGCGTACTATTTACCTCGATATAGTCGCCGAGCTTAAACGCCTCGATCGTATTATCGGTTAAGTGGAGATCGATAGCTTTAATCGTGAGTTTACTCGGTAATTTGACTTTATCCGCTAAATATGCATTGGCCTTAATCAACAGATTCTCCGGGAGGGTTACGTCCTCCCAGGTAACGACCTCGTAAATACGACCGTACTTTTCGACGGCCTCCTCGTTATACACGTAATCGACGTCGCCGTTTACGCTCTTAATATTGATCGCCTCGCCGGTCGTCTCGTCTTTAGCGCCGTACGGGATAATACAAGTCGCTAAGGAGCTAGCGTTACCGTCCTGGACGAGATCCAGGAGGTTAACCGCGAAAGCGATCGCCTGAGTAGAGGTATCGGCGTAATCCGCCAAATAGTCGACGTAATTACCGTCGGCCTCGTACCGGATCGAGATATAACCGCCGAGTAATTTAATCAATTTGTTATTGATCTCGTCCCAGGTATTCGGGGAGTTACTCGACGCTCTAACGATATAGTCGTTAGGATCCTCGACGGTTACGATACCGAGCTTAAATTTTTGCCATTCCTCGACCTGGTCGTTATGCTGATCCAGGAGCATAGCAAAATAAGCCGCGACCGTACCCTTATACTCATAAGGTCGGACGATCGAGTCGTTTAAGTAACCTAAAACGCCCTCGACCTCCACCTTTTTAGCCTTTTGAAAATCGATATTATCGGAGAAAACGCGACCCTTAAAAAGAGTACGATTTTCTCGGGAAACGGTAATAACGGATTTCATTTTTACGATCTGATCGTAATAAGAGTGATCCGGATAGATCTTAAACGTAAGAGATCCGATTTTATTTACTTCCAAATTCAAAGTCGGATTAACGACTTTTAAGTTATTGGAGTTAGGCGACCATAAAGTAAGGTTATCCATTTGGATATTTAACATTAGATCGCCCCCTCCCTATACTCGAAAGTAATCTTACCGGTACCCGTTACCTCGATAATATTCGTACCGCTATGCAATTCGAAATTATCGATCGTATACGTACCGGCGCTAACGGAAACGGTCGCGCCGTTAAACGTAATCGTAGTCTCGCCGGTTACGGTAATGGTCGGTACGACGTCGATACTCTCGTTATCCAGGTATACCAGGACGGTACCGTTAATATCTCGAGAGTATACGGTCATTTCGCGACGGAGTCTAAAAGGCTGAGCGTCGACGTCGAGGTTAATAATAATATAATTACTACGTAACTCCGTCGAGACGCTCGCCTCGCCCTCGTAATAGTGGTTAGGGTAATCGTCGTCGACAATTTGGATCGTCTGACCGTGTAAGCGATTCATATAGGCGTCGAGTTCTAACAGATACTCGCGATCGCCTGTACCGAAATATTGAAAAGATAAGGCTCGATTATAAAACGTAACCTTACCGGTAAGAGCCTTAGTAAGGTTAAGTAAACCGTTACGACCGGGTACCTTAGCGGTAAAACTTTGGATCTCCGGCTTTTCAATTTCCTTTTTTTCCTGTACGAGATCCAGGTCGTCGCCCGTATGAGTGATCTCGTTTCCGAAAATGATAGTAATACCTCTCACGGTTTACCACCCCCTCGCAACCTTACTATATTTATCGTTTAACGCGTTATCGACCGGATCGATAATACCGCCGACTAACTCGCCGCTATCGAGTACGACCTGTAAACGATCCAGGCGGTCGTAAATACGATCGAGCTTAGATAATAACTCGCCATTACTACCCATTCCAGGAGACGCGGAGTAGCGGTTAAGCTCTTTCGCGACATTTCTTAACCAACCGGTATTTTTTTCGAGAGGTACGATCGCCTCGGCGCCGTCCTCGCCGATCTCAGCGACCGTAGGACGAGTAATAACCGCGCCCTTAGCGAGTCGAGGTAAGCTAATTTCCTTAATCTTACCGACGTCGACGCCGGGTAATTTATTCGCGAGATCGATCGCGGAGTTAATCAGGCGAATACCCTTGTTAATCGTATTTTCGATCGTGGAAAGTACGCCGTTAATACCGGTCTTAACCGTATTACTGATCGTGGATCCGATACTCGAGCCGATACTCGAGAATTTATCCTTAATTTTCGTCCACAGGCCGGAGAAAAAGGATCCCCATTCCGAAAAGGCGTTTTTAACGGACGTCCACGCGTTTTTGAAAGTTTTGGAAAACCAGGAGGCCGTATCGGAGAAAGTATCTTTAATTTTCGTCCACAAACCGGAGAAAAATTTAGTGCAAGCGTCCCAGGTTTTCTTAATACCGCTCCACGCGGATTTGAAAAACTCGACGATCGCGTCTAAGACCTTTTTCACGGTCTCCTTAATCTTATTCCAAACCTCGACGAATTTCTCTCGAGCCTCGTCGTTCGTCATAATGAAAGTAACGATACCGGCGACGAGCGCGGCGACGAGCGTAACGATTAACATAATCGGGTTAGCATTTAGCACCGCGTTAAATAACGCCTGAGCGATCGTCGCTCCCTCGTTAGCTAGCTTATACGCCTTAATCGCACCGACGACCGCGTTAATCGTAGAGGCGACGTTCCATACGAGCATACCGGTACCGATCGCGACGACGGTCGAGACGATTAACTCGCCGTGATCGACGATATAACCGACGAAATCGCCGACTTTCTCGACTAACTTAGAGACGACGTCCTTAATAGCCGGGCCGTTTTCCTTAACGTACTCGATCGCCTCCTCGACGACGGGTTTTAACTCCTCGCCTAAAGGCTTAACGACGTCCGTCTCGATCGTACGGCCGAGACCCTGTAAAGCGGATCCGATATCGTCGTATTTCTGCTCGTTAATATCCTCGAGCGCGGTCGAGGTTTTGGAGATCTCTCCCTCGACGCTC